TCCACTTTCGTATGTAAGGTTTAGTAGGAATACGTTTATACCAAAAGACTTACCACTACCCCTACCTCCTGTAATAACATTGTATCTTGTCTTGCTTTGGAATAAAGGTATGTACTTGTCATGTAAGTTTATGCTATTCTTCATCTTCTGGTGTTACGTCTATAATATCTTCTGGTGTAGGAGGTTGGTGTCCATAGAAATTTATAACAGGTGTTGCTGACTTCTGTGTAGCATTACCAAACCCATCCTTAGGTTTACCGTAAACATATTCTAGTAATAGTTTTCTATCGTTATGGTTTTTCTTAGCCTCTTCTGCTAGACTCATCCAGAAGTCTTGTTCAGAACCAAATACCTTTTTAATGGCTTTGACTCCGAACTCCTTCATTCTTTCTCTCTTAGCTTTGTTTATAGCTGCTGTAGTAGGTTTAACAACATCTAACTGACCTTTCTTCCTTTTGTTATACTTCCTACCATCGGTAGGTTTAATCTCATTTGATTTAGCCATAAGTTTAATCTTAATACTATAACGATATGTTTAGGTTTTTGTTTACAACTAAGCACAAAGCACATTAAAACGTGCCTTGTACAACTGTTAGAATTAATTATTTTTACTAACCACGTTTCTATACATAGACAAGAAAGGAACACGCCATCCTGCCACTTTCACTTTGTAAGTTTCACCTACCGTAAATTTATTTTGGTAGTCAGCAGAGTTAAATTTTGAGTATAACCAACTATCTGTGTTCTCAAACACTTCGCTTTTTGTGTAGATGATAAATTTACTGCTTATGTTTTCACCACTACCTGTCGCAATCCTTTCTTTTTCAGTTACGGTTATTTCAATAGTTTCAGTACTCATTTTGTAAGCCACTGAATAAGCCGTAAAAATCACTAATGCTAACACAATGTATAGTGCATAGCCACCAAATAATCTTTTAAATAATCTTGTTTTCATTTTTATAAAATTTACTGTTAATACTAATTTGTGTAGCTTTTAAAGTGGCTACGACACCATACACACGCACGTTGTATGCAATTAAAAAAGACATACAACAACGTGTATAAAAAATAAATTTATTCAAGTTCTTTATCCGTTATTGCTTTGTACACGCTCTTCAAGTCTGCCATATCTTTAAGGGTTTTAATATAATACAAACCACCATCAACTTCACAGAAATGGCATAAATCCCATCTACCTTTAAATCTATTGCTTTTTATTATACTAAATTCCCATCTATCGCAATAACTACCATCGGTTTCTTTTCCGAATGTTTGCAGTTTATCTAAGTCTTTCTCTGTTATCATATCCATAAATTTACATTTTCATACACAATTCAGTTATATGCAATAGTTTAATAAAAAATAGCCCCACGCTCTTTGCCTTCCTATCGTCAGGCATTAAGTTTTTGCGGAATATTCCTTTTCAAGCCTCTTTCTCTCATTTGCCAATCATAGTCCAACAGGTAGTTTTTTGAATTACCTATCAAATCATATTTATCTATACTAAAAGATACTTTTGCAAATGTTCTCATTCCTTCAATTTCTTTATCAGATACTTTATGTATCACAAATTGGTCAAGTCTTAATAAGCTGTTTTGTGGGTAGCTAAATTCATTATCGACATTAGCTTGCTGTTCCATTTCAACCATTGAAACATCATCATCAAGGCTTAAATCAAACTTTCCGAAATTGAAAACCGTAGGTAAAGAATTAGACCACAAGTAATTTATATCATCTGTAAGAAATCCGTCAGAATGGTAGCCTTTTCTATTAAACGAATAGCCTTTGCCTTGATACAGTCTTTTTGCCGTCAAATACACATAGCTTTCCATATACCTACTCAACCCGTAATCAGCCACAAAATCACAGCAACAAGTACCAATCAAATCTTCAAAACACTTTAGTCTATCTTCAACTATTGGTTCTGTTTGGTTCGGAAGTTTAATGGGCAAGTATTGGTAAAAGAGCATCTCTTTACAGTCAATGTCAAGTATGCCTAAATCCTTTGGTTTGCTTCCGTATTTCATAGCTTCACTCTTTCAAATACATATAAACCTAATTCCTGCATAATAAACAGTTTGCAAAATCCTAAGTATTCCAGATTGCTATCATCTTCAATCGGTTGTCCTGTTTTATAAAACTCTAAGTGTCTAATCTCAGTTTCGTTTTCTTCATCTTCTTTAGGTGGTTCTACAATAGCCCATAAGAAGAATTTACCATCTACATCATCAACTCTGATGATTTTAGCATCTACAGGCAATTCAATTTCCTGCTTCTCTTTGATGCTTAGTTCATATTTGAATATTTTTTTTGCCATCGCTTCGCTATTTTTTATTAAACTACAGTTCGCTCGTACCTCGCCATATAACACAGGGTATAGTTCAGTTTCGTTCCTCAACCGAAACCATACCCAAGTCCGTTGTATTAGTCACAATTATTAGGCTAAGTATTTTTCTATCGCATCTTTGTATTCTAAAACACCTTGTTCATATGAATCAAAGTATTCACTTTTTTGAAAGCCTAATAACAGTTCACGTTGTTGGCTAACATCAGTTAAAGTTAATTGCTTGGCTTTGTACTCGTTTAAATAAGAATCCATTGCTTTATGTATTTCGTCCCATTGAGTAGGTGTTAATCTACCTATCATCGGGTGTAATTTTAAAATGTCTTGTTTTTTTATCATTGTTTTATTTAATTTATTTATTAATAATTCACGCATCTAACTTTAACCAAACTCGTTACCAATGCATACCTTCCATTGATGTACTGGTTTCTATTACTTCACATCTATCCTTTACCTTCCAAGCCCAGGACTTTATTCTTAAAGTCATCATTTCATACATCTCATCTATCCTATCGTCTGGAATAACATCTGCTAACTCGTGTATCTTATTTCTATCCGATGCATCAAGCTTTCTATCTATTCTTTCGTTTATTATCCTAACCCTTTCAGACTTCCTGCTTTCTATTCTTTCTCTTTGCTTCTTCTTATCGTCAAAGAATAAGTCATAAACATTTCTAAACTTAACAAAGCTTTCATAGTAAACATTTATCTTTCTTAATGCATGGAATATAGATGACCTGTTTCTTTTTACTCCCATATCTCCAAACCATTCAGATATCATTCTATCATTCATTCCGTTTATATCACACATTACCTTATAGAACAAAGCTCTAAAGTATGCTTGTTCTTGATATCTTGATGTGCTTGTTAAATCTAATCCTGTTATTTGTACAAATTTATCAGCTAATTGTTTAGCTGCTTCTACATTGTATGTTCTAAGTTTTGCCATTGTTATCTCTGTTTTGTATTTTTTCGTATTCTTTCCATATTTTAATATAAGCCTCTGTAAGCGACAATACCTCTGGATATGTATGCTTCCTATGCCCTAGCTCTATTGATACTCTCCAGCCATCTTTAAATGCCTCTGGGTATATTACATATCCTCTCTTAAAGCAATGACTCTGAGCATCGTTATTTGTATTGTAATAATTAAATGAAGTCTTCTTCTTCTTCGCCATAGTAATAATCATCTTCTGCATTACTCTTATAGTTCAATGCTCTAAGCAAACCATCACATTCTTCATAAGACTCGTCTTCTTCTGCTTGTTGTATCCACAACTCTACATCTTCTCTAGAGTAGCCTAAAAATAATAAGTCAAGACCTAGCTCATAAAAGTGGTCGGATACATCTTTGTTAAATGGCATACTACAATTCTCCGTAAAATGTATATTGTTCTAAATCGTAGTCACTCATAATATAGTTCTTATAGACGTCTGTAGCTTCCTGCAACTTCTGTAGCCCACTATCTATAAATCCTGCTGTAATAGTATAGACTCCAACATCTAATGTTCTTTTATCTACTACCAGGAATATAAAGTCATCTGCATTAAATAAGTCTAGATATAAAGCTGCCTGTAAGTCATAACTGTATTTCTTAGCTGAGTACTCAAAGTCTTGTATGTTAGCTGTAGTCTTTAAGTCTATGATAGTCGTTCCTTTCTTTGCATCTGCCTTACCTCTAAATGGTAACCCCATAAACTCTCCTATTGCTGGTATCTCAAACTCACATCCACTTAGTAAAGCAGCAGCTTCTTCATTGGCTAATACAGCTTTAGCTATCTTCTGTGCCTTGTTAAGTTCTAGGTTAGTGTATACTAAGTCTTTACCTAACTCTTCTGCTGTTAACTTAAAACTCTTACTAGCTTTAGTCCCATCTACAAATGTAAACTCATCAAGTCTATGTGGCTCTAGTACACATAAGTGTGTTAGTCTACCATCTCTAAGTGCTTGACTATCTGGAGAACCTTCAGTAAGTGATGTTGCGTATGCTTTAGGAGACTCTATTAATTTCTTACAGGAAGACGATGATAATGCGTGTTGACCTAAGTATCCATAATAAAAAGAATCATCATACATCTTAGGTATAATGTCAGATACCTTGAATTCATCTCCGTTTAGCAGTTTTATATTTTTCATAATGTTTGTGTTTAAATGAACTGCAATATAGTAATATTATTTATTATATCAAATAAATTTAATCTTTTTTACAATTAGATGTTCTAGCGAGTTTAGTGGAGGTGTCCATCCTTTAGCATTGTTATCTCCTCCAAAGCTATTGCCCTTAACTTTAACATCATTGTTTCTAAGGTGGTTAAGTAGGTCTAGTCTTTTAAATACATAGGCAGTCTCTACACCCTCTAAGCTTTTAAGGATGTAAACATAGTATGTTGCTTTGGATGCAATGATACCACTATCCTCTCCTTTCTTTGTGTTTTGAAACTCTATGTATAAGTTTACAGGTCTTGAATATCTATCAGCATAGTAGTAGCCTTTAGAGTCATACTTTACCTCGTAAGTAACCTCGTTACCCTTGTAGTTGGCTTTTATATCCCAATCATAGAATCTTTTGTTTGGTGCTTTCTCTATGTCTGTATGTGTTTTAGATAATTCATTAAGCCACAAACTTTCTCCTATGTTACCTTTTACAAAACTCATATCTATTTGTATGTTGTGTAAACCGACATCAAAGGTTTCAATACCTTACTCTTAAATGCACAAGATATACAGCCTGTTATCCTTATCTTAAATATCCTGTTAGCTATTGCAAACAATTCTTTTTGAGCAAACCTATCGTATATCCTAGTATCATTATCAAAGTACTTTGAAAGTATTTTATATTCTTCTTCCGTTAAGCACTCAACCGTTCTGTATCTAAAAAGTTCATTTAGTTTTTCTTGTCTCTCATCACAGCCACAATCTTCTCCAGCAACAAACTTAACAACATCCTTAATCCCTGTTGCTTCTGTTATCCTAGCTACAGTATCGCCTAGACCTTTAGACTTCTTAGCGTTCTCTTTTTCAAACTTAGCCTTCCATTGTTTGTAAGCTTTAGTTCTTTTGTCTCCTTTAAATTCTTCCATAGTTATAATAATTTGTCGTAGTCTCCGTTAAAGTAATCTTGAGCATCTTCATCAAACTTTTCTCTTAGTCTTCTCTTGCAGTTCTTAGATGTATTGTATAGTGAAGTTAGACTTATACCTTTGTACTGATTACCATCCTCATCTATAAACTTGCTTTCTTTTTCTAAACCTCTTAGAGATATATCTGTCTTGTAGTAAATGTCCGTAAACATTATATCGTACCTATGCCATTGTTTTATTTCTTTGTCGATACTATCCATTAAGTTCTGGAAGGCATAGTTTTCTTTAATGTCAAAAGCTTCTAAAACTTGGTAAGAGTAAACAACCTCATCATACTCAACGAGAGGCTGCTTACTTTTTACCCTCTTATAATCAATACAAACACTAAACAAAGTACTGTAGAAGTAACCGAATCGTATTCCGTTATCTTCGTTTAAAATCTTATTAACGTCTTTTAAAGACCTGTGTATTTTTAAATATGCTTCTTGTACTAAATCCTCAGCAAACATATTAGAGCCTACAAACTTAACAGCCAATCCAACCCACTTTTTGTGGCTCTTGTAAAGCTCTGCTAATAACTCATTCTTAGTCATACATAAATATATGACAAAATAAAAATATAATAACTAAAAGTTATTAACAATTGTAACTTCTATTCTACCATTACCTTTGTCGTATTCCGTAGGTAGTAACGTCTCTGTTTTAACAAAGTCATCATTGTCATCTTCCCAGCAACCATAGTGTGTTATGGCATCTAGTAGAAATTTAGATACAACAGCTATTGCATTCATTTTATCTCTTCTTCTCTTATCTGGACTAAATAACTGATAAGTTATATTAACAGGTGTGTCTATCTTAACACCTTCTAACTGGTCTCTCATAACCTCAAAGAATACTTTTTTAGCATTACCTTTAACAATATAATGCAAGTGTATAAACTTATTCATATTAAGCCAAACGTTTAAATTCTTCTTTATCTTTCTAGGTACTTCTACATACATAGGTACTATGAGTTTTAGTTCTTTCAAGGTAATAAGGAATCTAAATATCCTGTATCTACTACTTCTGGTAGTCCTGCCTCATTAACCTTAAAGCTAAAGTCGTCAAAGGAAAAGCTTCTACTTCTTTTACAGGTAACAGTAACCCATCCTTTGTTCTGCGTATTCTTCTCTAGCTGTATCTGAGTCTCCGTCTTCTTCTCAAGGAAAGAACCTAGGTGTCCTGTAGGTTTGGTTGACCCAAAATTACTATGTATAACTGTAATAATGTGGCAATTATGCTCTGCTGTCCATTTCATAATTCTTTGAACTATTTCAGAAGACTCTGTAATATTATTTACATCAGAAACTAAGTCAGCAATTCCGTCAATAACTACTAATCCAATATTCTTAGACTGTAACTTGTCAGTCAATATGTATTCTATAAAATCTATCCTTTCTGTATAAGACATTTTTCTTAAAGCATAAGTATGATAGTCATCGTCAATCTCTCCTGCATTCATATCAACAGGTCTTCTAAATACCTTTTGTGCGTGATACCTCCCTTGTTCCGTATCAAAGTGAATAACCCTTCTCTTATCCCTCAACCCTTTTATGTGTCCACTAAACTTATTACTACCTTTTAGATATGTGCTTACCAGCAAACTTACAAAGTAGGTCTTCATACTTTTAGGAGGTGCTTGTATAAAGCTAAAGTTACCATAGGTAGCTAAAGGTATCGTGTAAGTCTTATTACCTTTTAATGTTGTTAAGTTAGCTTCTCCACAGGATATAGCTATTGGAGGTTCTTTTATCTCTTCAGATATGTCTACATAAGCATCTTCCTCCAGTAGCTTCATAAACATTCTTTGTCCTTCTTTTTCTTCTATACTCATATTGATTTACTTGTTTATCTGTTTGATGCGTCTAGGCAACTAAAGCAACAATATCTTTTGCCAAGTTGAACTTGTATACCACATTCCATACATTCACTACATTCCTCTAAAGACTTGTAGTATTCATTTAATTCTTCGTCAAATACTTCCATAATACTATAATAAAAAAGGGGAAGCTTTTACACCTCCCCAATAAATTAAAATGGCAAATCGTTTGAAACGGTTGTTTGTCTTGACTTAACATTGTTCTCCTTAGATTGGAAAACTGCTTTAGTACAACTTCCATCTGTCCACACCACTTGACCATTACCTAAATAGTCTTTAGCTTTCTTTGCTTCTCTTTCTTCTTTAGTTTGAGAATCAAATACTGAAACGTTCTGACCATACTGATTGGTCTCGTCATTTACCGATAGTGTAAAGTTGTAATAATTACCTGCTTTACCTTTTACGATTTTTTGTTTAGGCAACTTGTCTAAGTTGATACTAACATTAATTAATGCACTCATATTATAATTGTTTAATTTTGTGTCTAAAAAAATCCGTAGACACATCGGATATTTATTTTAATAAAGCCTCTGCGACTTTCTTACTTATCTTATACTTTGTTCTTAGTGTTTCAATATCTCCACCTTCCTTTAACCATTTCTGTGCCTTAGGAAACTCTGGAGTACCTTCGTTTAACCATTTAGTTGGTTCTGCTGACTTATCGCCTTTTCCGTGTGTATTTGTAGCATCAGCATCCTTAGTATCGTCTATTAAGAACATTCCATTTAATGCATACTTTCTAGCATAACTACTGCTACTTCCGAACGACTGAGCTATATCCATGCCCTTTCTATTAGGGTCTATACCTGCCTGTGCCTGTACACTAACCTTAGCTTCCATATCTCCTAGTGTTACTGTTGCTTCTGCAAACAATACTCCTCCTAGTTCTTTTATCTCATCAGAGATAGTTAGTGCTAAAGCATACTTGCTTAGTAGTGGCTTAACTGCCTCTAGTATGTCTTCACAACTTCTGTAGTTGTACTTACCAAAATTATTTCTTTGGTTCTTTGGTGCTTTCAATTCTTTTTGAATTGCGATTAACTTGTCGTTAAAATCTAAATCTTTTTTACTCATCTTTATTATTGTTTAATTTACTAATTTCTAAATACTTTCTAATCCAATATCTTAATTCAGACTTGGTCTTTTTAATCACAACTATTAAATGCACTATCGATGCAATAAGTAATAGTAATGTTAATAATACTAGTATCATAACGACCTTAATATTATTTCTTTATAACCATCTGGCAGTTCGTCTGCCTCACAAAGTTCTATTACTAGTTCTTTAAGTTGGTCTTTCTCTATTGTTAATCTTCCTACTAAGCCTTCTAAAGCTTTTATTCTTTGATTTAGGTAATCTATTGTATCGCTCATTATAATTGTTTTATGGTGCAATCTACAATTAATATTTTAATCCACCAAATTTATATTAATATTTCTCTTATTAGCATGTAGATAATTTTTCTCTTCCCTAACTTTAAACTCTACACATACCCTAGTAAGGTTAGTATCTTCCTTTAACATATCCCACATCATATCATCTATAGCTACCCAACCTACCTTTGGTTCTCTGCTGATAGCTGAATCTAATCTTTCTAACTCTCTATCTACATCTCTTAGGTAATTACTTACATTCTTATTATCTGTAAACTCTAGTAACAAGTTTATAGTTTTGTTTCGTATTTCTTCTATTGATTTTGAGTAGTCCATACTAACTTCTTTTTTGTATTCTTTTTTCCTCTACCCATCCTGTTATTGGGTTTACCTTTTCTTCCCAAAACCTATAGTCTCCATAAGTAAAGTAGTTTGTTCTTTCTCTATCTTCTTTAAATAATTCTTTAGTCTTACCCATTTCTTAAATCTATTAGTATTAAATTTCTTTTCATTGTATCTGGCATCTTTCTTAGATACCTATTGTAGTACCAATACTCTGCGTCTTCTTTGTTTGTGTAGAAGCAAGAGTAGTCATGTAAGTTACCATCATCATCTGGTGCTTTATAAATCCAATTCTTAACTTCGTTAAATCTTCGTAATGTAATCATACCTGTTTATGTTTTAAACAAAGCTAATAAACATAATCTAGACTACCAAAAAATAAGTAATGTATTTTTACCAAATAGCAAAGTAAGCAGGTTGTAAACTATCCGTGTCAAAGTATAAGGTATCTTCGCTAACAGCTATTCTTTCTATACCACACTCTATAAGTCCTTTAATAAGTCTCATTCTCTTCTTTGTAGATAAGACTCTAATCCTTATTCCTAAACCAACCCTATGTGCATTCTTAGATGGTAGGAACATTTTATCAGCTACAGGTTTTGAAGTATACCCTAGTATAATATCTGGTCTTATTCTGTACATCTTACAAACAACGTCTAAAATGTACACAGGTTCTCTTTCCATAAATAAATAACCAGAACCTTCAGAATCTGGAGAATCAAACATAGACCATCTTAAATGTGTTAAACCTTCTGTATCTCTCTCATTATCCATAAGTTACGCTTTATCTATATCAAATATATCATAAATAAATAACATAATTGTTAATTGCTGTTAACAGATAGGTATTGACTTTCTAATTTTTTTAATATAACTTCGTCTTCATAAAATGAAATACTTCTCCTTTTAACCATATCTTATCGTAGCCTCCCAAAAGGCGAAGATAAAGATATTATCTTTAAGTATTAAGATTTAAGTATGTAAAGAAAACATTATAGTTATACCAATACAGGATAACTATGTTCTAAATTTAGGGGATAAATATTTATAGAGGAATATCTTGTTTTTTGTCTTTTACTTGTGACGTATTTTTTCTAGTGTTCTAGCACCAAAATATCCACCGTAAACTAACATAAGTAGATTACCAAGTAGTGATACCCACTCAGAATCTATTTTAAAGCCTTCTAAGGAACTATCTAGTATAACGTAGATAAATAGACTTAAAGTTAAGAAAGCTAGACTTAAAGGTCTTATATTGGAAGCTAACCAGCTATTAGAAGACATATCAGACTCCCAACGTTTAGTTACTTCTTGCATTTCCATTACATCTTGCTGTAGGTCAGCCAACATCATTTCTTTATCTTTTGCTGGTATCTCTTTATCTTCTGTAATAGCTTTTAAAACCTCTACTGGATTACCTCCATCAATAGCAGCAACAATTGTTTCTCCCATTGGAATATTGTTCTTTACAACACCTCTCCAAAGGTTACCAAAAAACGTACCCTTGCCACCATTCTTTCTTAATTTTGGATTACTCATTATAATAAAATGTTAAATAAATGAAATACACAAGGTAGTATAGTATAAATAAAGTCTTGTAGTTCTGGTGTTCCTTTGCCATAAAAATCATCATAGATAATTTCTTTTATTGCTGCAATAAGAACAACAATAGTAACTGAAAATAATGTGTTAAAAAATAATAATGATAAAAATAATATAACACTACCTACAAAAAAGTGTAGAAGTTTATCTTTTGGTATTT